AATTAGTTCCTCGATCAGCCACAGAAGCAGAAATAATTTCACAAATAACCAAACTATTCAAAAGGAATATGTTACCTGGTACTCAAGTAAGTGAAGTATTTCAATGGTCGAGAGGTAATGGTGTCACTAATGGATACATAAGTGTTCCCGACCTTGTTCGAGTATCATTCATGAAAGGAGGATCAGAGAACACAAAATTACCACAATTTAAAATGTGTGCTCTGACTCAAGTAGATGTAAATTATACTCCTGATGGACAGTATGCTACCTACTGGGATGGAACTCCAGTGGCCACAGAACTAACATTAAATTTCCAAGAAACAAAACTTATCTACAAAGAAGAGGCTGATCGTTACTAATGTACTTCTCTAATCTACCAGACATAGGATACGATGAGAAACCTATAAAGTATCCATTCTCTTCTTCTGAAGTTACAATAGCAAAGAACTTCTTTAGAAGATATAAAGTGAATGAAGATGTATTTTCTTTCGCAGTATTCTTTCAGAAGTATGCTATAGAAGACGGAGAAAGACCTGACAGTCTAGCATTAAAAGCATACGACAATGTACATTATGATTGGATCATTCTTATTACAAATAATATGATCAACGCACAGTATGATTGGCCTATGGATAGCACTCAGTTATATCATACACTTGCAACGGAATATACAGATCCGTTCACTGAAATACATCACTACGAAACAATAGAAATAGCACAGTATAAAGCAGGAACTATTGTTGATGAAACATTCTACAATGCTACACATAAACTAAACATAAACGGATCAGTACAAGATAAAATTGGAAGTTCTTTTGTGAATGCTGTACCAGTAGCAGAACACTTCTTTAGAGAGAACGAAAAGAAGAGAGAAATCTATCTATTAAAACCAAACTTTATTGGATCATTTATTGATGACTTCAGACAGAATAATATATACCAAAAGTCTACTTCATATATTAACAAGAGACTTAAATCCGTAGGATAATTTGATCGACTTTTTGGCCAAAAAAATACCCCGAAAAATTTTCGGGGTTTTTTAGTATTCAGTTTTTGATTTTCCTATATTATTCCAAGAGATCCAGCAGTAATTCCTACAGCAACAAAGAACCCAAACTCTAACAGGCCATGTGCTGATGCAGGTGTAGAGATCAGAATATTATTGAAAAACGATAGTGCTGATGGTTCCATTGAAGTAAACGTATGCTCCGATTAGACTGAAGAAAATAAGTTGTGGCATTCTACTAGGTAATAATACTATAAGTATATATACCTTTTGTAAATTTGTCAAGCTCCTGATGGCACAGGGACTGGTTGCATTTGTTGTACTCTCATACCTTTGCCACCATTGGTGTCGTCATCGTCATCATTATTAATTGCTCTTAAAAATAATTCTATCAACACTAAAGCAGCCATGGGATAAAAAACCCAGAGGACTGCTACTAGTGGTGAAATTGTATCTTGGGCGGCTACTAAGTCGCTCATTGGATTGTGTTCCTTTTAAAATATTATTTATAAAGTTATGTAAAGTATTGGAACTTAGTGTAAGCAGCTATGATAACCCAGAAGGCCATCATTGCAAACCTACCGTTTGCTCTATTCCAAATTGCTATGTTAGTATTTTCCATTAGAATATACCTGGAATGATTTGTCCTGTGAATGAGTAGGCACCTAGTGCTGCTACTATTCCGATCATGGCCATCCAGCCATTAAACTTTTCTGCTTCTGGTGTCATTGTTTTATTCCTTTCGTTAGATTGTGTTTAGGGTTAGAAAGTGTCTAGCATTGCTAGAAGTGTAAGAGACCTTGACTGTCTCTAGAATATGCCTGGGATAACTGCACCAAATAAGATGTAGTTGTGAACGGCAGCAAAGAAACCGATCATGGCCATGCGACCATTAAGTTGCTCTGCATTCTCCCAGTATCCTTGATAGTCTTCAACCATTCTCATTTCTGGTTCAGCAGCAAAGATGTTTTGCTTACCATACTCTGTGGTTGTGTAACGTTTCATACTAGGTGTAGATGAAGTCATATAACTTTTGTAAAGTAATGTAACATAATTATATAGCAAACGTTAAGGTCTTGTCAAGGTATAAATGCCTAGTTATCCACACAAAAAAGGATCATCATTTCTGATGATCCTGATAAGAAATTTTAATACTACTGTTGGAGTCTTTCTTCTGGAGGATTGAGTTCCTTCTCTTCATCCTTCTCAGGATATATCCTTTTGTCATCAGACTCATACGGTGGTTGGACAGACTGAATAAATGTAGTGAGATCTGGAGGTGCTGTACCATTGATAACAGAAGAACCTGTGGCCACAAGACCAACTGATAAGGTGGTAGCTACCATGACTGCTTCAGCTAATTGTAATAACTCTGCTAACACTTGTCTTCTTTTAACTAATCATATTATACAATAAAAAACAGGGGGTCGTGTGATCCCCTGTGCCACTTTAATAATCGTCATCTTTACTCTCAATGTATTCCTTGTTCCGTTTACAAACACCATGAACATCCATTTCTTGATGGAGATGTGCCATAGTATGCAATGCTTCTATACCACCGAACGTTATCAATAACATCATTGGTAGCATCCATAGTGGATGACCTGCTACTTCTCCTGCTGTTCTTTTAGACATGGTAAATCAAAAAGTACTGTGTTTATGTATTCTTCTGCCCATTCCTTATCAAATAACTTCTCTAGTATACCACGAGTCTTATCATTCTTCTTCTGTTGATTACAATAATATATCTGATCATCAAACCTTAGCATCACTCTATTATATTCTTTATCATCTATCACTGAATGATACAGATCATTAGAGAAAACATTAAGGTATTCAGATACAATGCAATAGAAATTTGTCATGTCCATGAAGTTACTAAGACGCATGAACTTACAGTAAGGTGAGAAGATTTCATCTGCCCACAATGGAAGTGGCCTTCTCTCACTGAAACTATACCTGTTACTGATCTCTCTTATCTTACTGTAGAATCTATCATCAACACCACTCATAGGAGATACATCAACGATAGCAGCAGTCACTGCCTTCTCAGTAGCAACCACATCACACCCAAAGATAGGTAGATTGTAACGTGGATCAGGATAGAATATAGAATGTAATATCTTTAGTCCCTTTAAGTCTGCCAACTCCAAGTGCATCTTCCTAAGTGAAGGACACTTATACATCTTGTTTGTAATGATCAAGTCATCCTTATTCACTTCAGGGATAGGACTCTCTAATGGTTCAACATCAGGGAAACTTTCCATCACCTGAGTGATTAAGGATGCTAGATCGTCTACTAAGTCAAGCATAACTGAAAAAGAATTCTTTGATTAGTTTTTCAGACTCTTCCTTTCCAAATGAATTAGATAGGTATCCTGAGATAGGATCAAGTCTTATCATATACTTATCAAAATCTTTATACAGACTGGTATCAGTACCAGTAGGTTTTGCTTTATCTATCATCTCTTTATAGAGTGACAGATAATATTTGAATGTTGGTAAGTAAGTGTCAACCTGTGACATCTCACAGTATCTAACAAATATATTCTCAGAGAAATGATTACCTGGTTCAAAGAAACGATAGGTTCCTTCTGCTTTAGGTAATGGTGGTACATTAAGTACATAATTTTCAACTGGATGTTGGAAATCAAATACTATGATAACTTTCTTCTCAAAGAAACCCATAAGATCCATCCCGAAACAGGGAAGGTTATGCCCTGTCTTAGGATAGATCACATTGTTATGGATATTTAATTTGTCATCCCAGATATCAACATGTCTCGACTTAATAAAATACTGACCTGAATACAGGTCAGCAGTAAGATGGACATCCTTTTCGTTAGTCCAATGAACATGTTGTTTCTCAAACTTCAGGTCAGGGAAAGTCTCAAAGACTGCTGACCTGTAGTTTTTCCAGAGATCATTACTCCTCTGCAAGTTGTCTGAAGTAGGAGAGTGCATCATCATCTTCAACTATTGATTCTTCTTTCACTGGTATGTTCGCACTTACTTTAGCACGAAAAGAAGATTGTTCTGGGGCCTTGACTGGCTCATACTCCTCAGTATCTACTGTTGATACAGCAGCACGTTTGGCAGTACCTAATACAAAACTCAACCTTCTTTCTAGATCTTCAAAAGATTTGAACTGATCCTTAGCAAGGAATGCTTCTAGCGAGTGCTCCTTCTTCCACGTTGCTTCCAATTCAGAATCATCTGAACTAAGAGCACTAACAGAATCAAACTCACTGCTATCATAATTCCAGAACCCTGCTACTTTCTTGATCTTCAACTTGAAGTTAGCACCTTCCCAGAAATCAAACACATTTACTGGTGTCTCATCTTGGAACTCAGGTTGCATTGCTGCAAGAATCTTATCATGGATCTTCTTACCATACTTATACAGAAATGTTTTACCCTCGTTATCAGGATTCTTAGGATCCTTTACAACAAGAATGTTACTGTAGTAGGACAACTTACGCTTCTGTCTACGTGCAGTGTCCTTGTCTGCTTCTTCACCACTGTTCCAGAGACGGCGATTAACCTCACCTACTGGATCTTTTTCACCAAGAGTTGTTAAACTGTTCTCAATGTACCATCCTCCTGGCCCTTGAAAAGCATGTGAATATACTTTTGCCCAGGGAACTGTCTCCCCATCAGGTGCAGGAAGGAAACGGATAACAGCATAACCATTACCTGATGCATCTACCTCTGGCTTCCAGAATCTCTCATCAACATTCTTACCACTAACAGACTTCTCCAATTCTTTTTGTAGAAACTGTAGATTCTGACCAGACTTTTTCTTTAAACTAGCAAACGACATTTAGATTACCTTAGATTTTATTGGATTTGGTTTGGGGTGGGAGGTTGGATTAATGTATACCAACAAGTACAGGGCATTGCTACATTAGTAGATTTTTACTGTACTATCTGAGACCCGACTGGTAGGTCGGTTCTTCCTTGGGGGAAGCAGCACCACCTGTGTCTCATCACCTTAACTAGCCTTATGCCAGCAAGTTTATTCAGTCACTCCCGTATCGGTTAATTACGCCGATATACTATTTATAGCACAGAAAAAGGGGGTTTGTCAACCCCCTGAATTATTAATTATTCCTGAAGAGTGCTCCCAGTTCTCCACCTTGTCAGATGATACTCCTCTTTAGATTGAACTGTATGTGTGTGGTGCTTCAGCAAAATTCTCTTTGCTATAGTCATCTCACTCGTGTAAAAGATAACTGGTTCAGTTAGTCCTGGATCACCACTCATTTGTTTGTACTCAGAATTGGTTGCTCATGTTCGACAACATACTCAGTACTCTGCTCTTCTAAGGCACTCAGTACCTTCTCCATGTCAAGTTGTGATAATTCTCCGTCTTCCGACCACTTTAAAGTTTGTAGCATTGTTCTGTGTTGGGTTCCACATATTATATAACATGGAATTCACACAAAACACCGTTTCCTTTATACTATCTTTCGGTTTGGTTTACTTTCCGTTATCTTGCTCCAACTTTGCCTTCAGATCTTCTCTAAACTTGGCCACCTTTCCCAATAATTCATCAAACATGTCTTGCATCCTAGTATCAGGAGTTGCACCCAACATAATGATACCTTGCTTCATAGTTTCCTTGACTGACTGTGCTTCAGGGTCATCACTCAATTCTATACGAGCATAGAATACTTTCTGTTTCTCAATGAGTCTTTCCAATGCATCAAAATATTCAAACTTTCTTTCTGGATCAAGTAGCATAAAATTCATAGCAGATCTGAAGCAGAACTGCTGGAGTTCTACCATCTCTTGAATGTCACCACGGACTAATTCGGATTGGAAAAAATTAGATCTCATACTAGCATTAATTTGGCACGACTTGTTTTCTTCATGAAGTTGAGTTGTTGAGCCTCGTGACGCAACTTCTCTTTAAGTGGTTTACTAATCAATTTAGTAACACTATCTAGTTCTATCTCATTTTCTTCACAGTAATGGATAACCGAATCAATATAATTCATATCAAGATTGTGTAGTGCAATCTTTTCCACTTCCTGCGAAAACTTCGCAGCTGTCATAAATTTATCCTCAAGTAATTGTTTTTTGTCCATAACGTTCTTGGTATTCGTGGATGTAACCCATTAATGTGATGAAGTATTCTTTCTTAGGTGGAAGTACTTTCACCTGAGTTTCCCCATTCTCACAAGCAACGATGGTCACTATTTTTTTAACGCTAACATCGTATAACTCTTGGAGCATACATGCATAAGCAGTTTCTTGCACGAAGTAATCAGTTAGATATTCTTCTCGCTTTGGTGTTGCTGATGTCTTGAAGTCGATAATAGATAATTCCCCATCGAACTCTGCAATACAATCAACTCGTCCCGCTAACTCTAAGTGTTTGGAGTATAGAGCGGCCTCCTGCAAGTAAATATTATTTATCCTGTTCAGAGTATCCACTGATTGATAGAACATAACAGTAGGAAGCGGAGAATCTTTATACTTTTCTATCTCTAACTTATTGTTAAAGTAGTCCTCAACTATAGAGTGATAGGTTGTACCTCTCTTAGTTGATCTTGCGGATACTCGATTCGCTTCCTCCATACCAACACGTTCCCTCCACCTAGCAATACCTGCCATCTTCTTAGCATTGTTGCTAATGACAGTAGTAACTGATGGAAACTTGTCACCATCTGGTGTAACGTATACACGCTTGTGGTTGACTATACTTGCTGACATTTCAATGGGGATCACTCCCTCTACATGATTAAATTTCATAGGCCAGCATTGATTTTACTAATAAGATATGATTTAACTAGACCAGATCGAACGATGTCTTCTATGCCAAATTCAACAAGAGAAAACTCTTCCATAGATCCAATGATCTTTTGGAAGTCTAGGATACCAGTACGCTCATTGGTCTTAACTAGATCAGTTTGAGCTTGGTCTCCACAGAAAACGATCCTACTATCTTGTCCAACTCTTGTTATTATACTATCTAACTCGTGAAAATTCAAGTTCTGACACTCATCAATAATAATGATTGCATTATCAAAGGTAGTACCACGTATAAAACTAGTAGACCAGAATGAAATAGTATCCTGCGACTTTAGATTCTCATAGAGCATCTCGTATGCATTATCATCTGGCATCTGGAACATGCTCTGTACCATCTTCTTATATGGTACTTGATATAAGAATGACTTGTCATCAGCATCACCAGGTAAGAAACCAATCTCTCTAGATGGTACAAGAGACCGTACAACATAGATCTTCTCGTAAGGAGTAGAGTCACCAAGTACATCACACAACGCCTTGTAGAGGGCAATGAATGTCTTACCTGTACCTGCTACACCATATGCATAAAGCATCTGACCTTTATCCCACTCTTCAAAGAAGATTTTCTGATTATCAGTGATAGGTTCAACAGGAAACATTAGTTCCTGATTGATTGGCTTACGTCTTTTCTTTTGCTTGGCAGTCATACCTGCTCCTGGTGCTTTAGTAACTTTTTTCTTTGCTGGCATATTAACCCCACTTCTCCGCAATAGATGTATTAGTTGGTGCTTTAGGTAGTATTTTATTTTTCATAATATCTGTCCAACCAGGATGAGTTCTACTCATCTTAGATTGCCAGTCACCTACCTCTGTAGAATAATTTCCAACTCCTGCCATCCAATCCTTATCCCAATCAGGATTCTCCTTACGCCACTCATCATAAGCAGCCATTGTCATGGAGAGTTCTTTAGTCTCTCCAGTATCTTTATTTTTTACTGGGTATGTTGGCATAATTGTATAGAGTAGTAATAATATTTAGATTTACGCTAAGGTTTCCGCTTATCCTATCCACTTTGGTATGTAAACGAATACTAGCACACAACCCCAGAATGTGACAAGAGCAACGATGTCCGTCAGTCTCTGAGTACCTGCTAATATGAGTCCTAGAACAACTCCAGCAACCCAGACCCAATCTAATGTTGAATGGAATTTCTTCCACCCATCACCAAAATCTTTAACGATCTCTTCCCTCAACTGAGCAAAGAATTTAGATTGATGTCGTAGAATAACGAACCCCTCATTAACAACCATGATAAAGAATCCTATCCAGAATATCATAACCACTCCAGTGCCTTAGCACAAACAGGGAACTGTTCTATAAGTATATCTTTACACGCATTAGCAATATCCATGTGCTCCTTCTGAGTACCGTGGCCAGTGCGTAGGTCTACGTAATGAACCCACGAACGTACACTACCAGTCATATAAATTCTGGTTGGTGATGCTAATGGGAGAACAAATCTCGCACATTCCTTCGCAACACCCTCACGTATAAGTTCATTGTATAAATCCAACGCTTCATAGAAGTGCCTACCGATCTGGTTCTTGAGCCTCTTCTGTTGTTCTTCTGGTATGTCATCTATACTATTCTGACGATTCTTATCATCCTGACTGCGAAGTTCTGGTATAGGTATCCCCATCTTCAACCAATTCACATCAGCATAACGCTGAGAGAACTCTTGAAATGTAAATGATCTATGTCTTAGTATCTGTGCTGCGAGGCCACGAGTGGTCTCGATTTCCACAGTCATAAATGCTTGTTCAAAGACGGACCAATGACCGTGCTTGATACAATAACTTAGTAAACCAGCGACGTTTGGGTTGTCTTGGTTCTTTGGGTTGCTCACCCTCGCTACGTACCCCATGTGCTTCTCTGCTTCTGGAGTCACGCTCACTAACTTCACGTTCATGTTGTTTCTCTTCACGTTTTATACGTTTACGTACCATTTTAGCATACTTTACCTCTTCTTTGGTATAAAGGAGGGGATTTTGTTTTGCTATCTTAATAATTTTCTTTGCTGCCTTCTTGTCCTTCATATTTGCCGTAGTATGCCTTGAAGTAACCTACGATTCCATTAGATGTAACTTGTTTACTACACCAATCATCTGCACACTCGTAAATATATTTCGAGCGATGGTTGGGAAAATTGTTCAACAATAATTTGAGAACGTGCTCTCTTAATTTAAGAAGCTCTTCTCCTTCTAACTTCTGTGACATAACTGAGTAATGTTACTTAATATTTATGATAGCACAGGTGAACGACTTTTGCAACAAAAAAATCCAGGAAAAAATTTTCCTGGATTTGGGAAATCACATTGTGATTTTTGGTTATGCAGCAACGAGAACTCTCTTGTGTCCTTCAGTATCTACAAGGAATTTTACTCCCCTGTAAGTCTCCACATGCTCATGTGGTTTTACTGTCTTGTTAGGACGGTTCTCGGTGTCATAGGTGACACCCCTGTAAGTGACTTTTGCCATTGGATTTTCTCCTAAAGTAGTTGGATTTTAAGGCCCGTTCCTTTAGTCGTGTGCGTCCCCGAAGGGATGAACGTATCCGTTCCGCGACTTACTTGCGACCCCAAAGGGGTTGAACGTATGTGTTAATAGTAACACACTCTTCAGTATTTAGTCAAGTAAAATAGTATAAATGACTACAATTTAATATTAACTTAAGAATCTATCTCGTATCCCTGCTGCGGATCTGTTATGGGTACACAATTTCTGTACCCATATTCTTTCTGCAAGAGATACTTCTCTATTTAATTTCATGCGACATACTATCTCCACCAATCTCAATCTATATTCCTTAGATAACATTAGTTATTAGAGAGATAAAATTTATCTACACCTGTCTTACAAACTCTTGCTGGTTTAGAATCGTAAACCTGTGGCTCTTCTGCATTCATTAGTCTACAGAATTCAAAAGCATCGTGATACTTTTTAAACCTAAACACATCATCATATATTTTAGCAGACACTAAGACACCATCACTGTTACGTCTCTTCATAACATTCCATTTAGTTATGTCTTCAACTTTACAGTAGTGGATTGCCCACATACCATATGGATGTGAATCCATTATCCTTCCTCCGATGCTGATGGTTTTTTACGTTTCTTCCTTTTAGGTTTCACAGGTTCATTAGGATTGTTCCAAAGTTTTGGTCTTACAGTACCATCACTTTGCTTCATCCATTTTAATCCCTTCTTATACTTATCATAGTAATGATCAAAAACATCTGCGGCCTTATCACCAACAGCAATATCATGATGAATCTTACCTTCTTGTTCGTACTGAACAATGTATGCAGAGTAAGGTAGATCTCTTGTGTTAGCTACCTTAACATCACACTTCTCATGGACAACTGTGATAGTCAACTTCTATTCCCCCATTGGATTGATGGAAATGCTTCTTCTACACACTGTCTAGTTATCTTCCAACGCTTACCGATCTTTCTATCTTTTACAAGACATAAAACTTCGGCCTCACCTTTATGAAGTCCCTCTAACATCTGAATGAATAGAGTTTCACGACGTGTCTGACTTATGTTAGCACCACCTTTAAAGAACAAGTAGAGTTTACGATACTCTTGAATGAGTTTAGTATGCTCTGTTTCTTCTGGTGCATCATTCTCCTTGTACGGAACATCACCTGGTGGAAGCATAGAAATCACACTCTCATCAAAATTAGCAATAAGAATTGCTCTTAATGCTGGAGAGTTCATCTCCTGTAGGAGTTTGATCTTCTGCGCTTTTGTTTTCGCATTGCTTACTTTTTGTAAGATTTCATTCATTAATAATTGCATGTCTCATAAGATAATATAACTTTATTTATTCCTCTTCTATCTCATCCTCATCTATGAAGCGGACAGAGAGTAACTCTTCGTTGATCCAGCGACCATCTTCATCATACATCTCAGGATGTAATGATTCTGCTTGTGCTGCCTGAACATAGATATGTTCGTTGAATGCTTGTCTTCCTAACCAACCAACTACACCTCCTACTAATAAAACTAGAACAGATGTAATGGCCGAGAAGTAAATGATCTCTGGTGTCATGGTTCAACTCCAAACTATTTGTGTGACTCCCACCTAAATTCAAAGTTTAAATAAAACTTTCGTTTCAGAAGGATGAATATTTTTTTAATGTGAAAACCTTTCTTTTTAGGTGCTGGTTTTGGTACCTTTTTATCTGCCCTCCTGAGCATAAACTCGACACCTCTATTTATTTTGAGTTCATCCATCTTTTTTAGGGGATTGTATAAATCCTTCCTTCAACATCCATTTTGCTACCTCAACTAGACTACCAATAGGTTCTTCATCAATAGTAACGAAAGGATACCCATAGGCCATAGGATATTTTGTAATGAGTTCGTGTCTTTTTACTTTATCATCATTACCTATCACTATCTCTTCATAGTCTTCTATCTCTGCTCTCTTAAAGAGTTCCTTCATCTTAATACAATACCCACATCCAGTGGTAGTATAAAGTTTAATGTTCATTATGTAAATCCTTTAGTTGTTCTAGTATGTATTTGTATGCATCTATTAAACTTCCCTTCTCCTCTCGAAAAAGATCTTTGTCAAAACTCTGACCTTCTCTCCAAAGCCGCATTCCATCAGGTGATAGTTCATCAGCAAGGAGTATATTCTTGTTAGCATCGTATCCAAACTCCAATTTAAAATCAACAAGTGTAAGACCAATAGAATCAAAGGTCTGCTGTAATAGAAGATTAACTTCTCGTGCCATGATCTCCATCTCACCTACTACTTCCATATTATATCCCATCTGAATGATGCGATCTGTTGTTAGTAGTGGATCATCCTTGGCATCATCCTTTAAAAAGAACTCAATCAATGGCCATTTAAATTCAGTACCTTCTTCAATCGTTGTCTGTCTGACAATAGAACCAGCAGCAAGATTTCTAACTACCACTTCAAGTGGAATGATATCTACCTTCTTGCAAGACATAATACTTACAGGAATCATATCAATATAATGATTAGGAATTCCTACCTCTGTTATCTTTTCAAAAAGAATCTTAGAAATCTCACAACAGACTTTACCTTTATCTTCTATCCACAATTCTTTCTTACCATTACCAGCAGTAACTCTATCCTCATATTGTATGAGAACTACATCAGGTTCAGACGTAGTGAATACAGTCTTTACTTTTCCTTTAATAATTTGAGTATCAGTCATAATGCATTAATAACTAGAGGTAAAAGTTGATGTTCACATTGTTGTACTGCCCTAGTGACAGTCTTAACATTATCACCTGGAAGTATTGGTACTTCCTGCTGTTTTATTATAGCACCTGAGTCAAGTTCTTCAGTAACAAAATGCACAGTGCATCCTGTGGTCTGTTCACCTGCTTCAATGGCCTGCTCAATAGCATGGAGTCCCTTGTACTTAGGAAGTAATGATGGATGTAGATTAATTATTCTACCAGGAAATGCTTCACAGAATTTCTTGGTCATGACTCTCATCCATCCTGCCATGACAATTATATCAACATTGTATGCTTCAAAGATCTTGATGATGTCATCTTCATCCTTACTAGCAATACGAACTGATGGTATGTCCAACAGATCTGCTCTTCTCTTTGCACCACATTTCTTTTTGTTGTATACCATGAGTACAACATCATGCTTAGGGCATGAATGTACTATGTTCTCGAAGTTGGTTCCCTCACCTGAACACATTACTCCTAGTCTCATTTTTTAAACACCCCCAGTTTAGATAGTAACCACATTGTAACTATTGTCCACCCTATTATATACCACATTATTTTCTCGTTGTGTTACTACGTGTTCTATTGATGATAGTAATGAATTTATCACCAGCAAATGTACCAGCGAGACAGACATCTATCTCGTCACCATCATGCCAATTAACAGTGCCATCCTTCTTGGTATGTACCATTGCTAACTGTATCTCTTTAATTATTTCAGCAGTTAATCTCATGTGTTTAATACCCAAATTAATCTAACAACCATAGCTACGAATATAACATAGTAGGTCCACATAATCCACATACCAATTTTATTGTGCCTACTTCCACGCTGGTATGGATGGCAACCAGTAGGGCCAGAGTCCCAACCTGCTTGCATGTAATCTTTAGTAGGAATTTCTCTGCTCATTCTTGTATCTCATCCAAACGTAATGGTTGTGTCTGAGTAGGAACCCATTGATTGTTCTCCCACTTGTATCCAGTTCGACCAAGGTACTCTACTTCCTGTTCCCATTCAATGAGTGCTTCCTTGACGATACCTTTAATCCATTTTCTAATCATGGTTGACTCCAATCTTCATAAGGTGGTTCTTCTTCTCCAACACGATACGTGAAGTGTTCAGTGTCGAAGTATGATGGAGGTAATTCATATCCTCCAACATCATATGATCCTTGCATTCTCTTTTTATATTCTCTCTCATCTAGAACTTCATTGATAAGGATCTTCATCTCCTTAGCATAAGTCTCAGTAAAGAGTCTTCGTGGTTTGACAATGGCAGGTTTATATTCTTTTTTATTACCACCTGCTGCCTTCCATTTAGCAAGGTCTTCTGGTGACATGGGAGCACCCATGCCCTGTGTATCTATTTTGCTCATGAATGAGGATCGTATCTGTGAATAATACTATAAACAATTGCCATACTAATAAGTATGATACAGATAATAGGTAGTATGAGATGCATAGGTTCCTTAAGGTTGCTCCAAGTATAGCACGGCCTTCCTCAGCATGTCAACGTTGTTTCCAAACTCTGTCAGACCCCTGTTACAATGCTTACAGATATCCCCTGCCAACCTCACGTCAGCAGTGGAACAAATGGAACACGTTCCTATCTTACAGTTACTTGCTACTCTTGACTTGGTGCATTCCTTACACTCATAAGAATAGGAAGAAATTTTTGTTGGATCTTTTCTACATCTATAGAAATCATCAAGAAGTATCTTCTTCTTTCCACATACTCTACAATCTCTTTCAAGCAACATCAGATGTTCCATCCAAACTTGCTGTTCTAAATCCATATCATGCATTCTATCATGCATTTATTTATTGGCATAAAAAAGGAGACCCGAAGGTCTCCAACATATCAGGAACGTAACTCCTTGACTATACGAATGGCCTCATTAATATCGAGACTCCATCCTTGTTGATTGATCATAAAGTCCTCATCTCTAACAAGCATCTGAACAATTTGTTCATCAGTGTCCTCTGCTGCATAGAAAGCAGCGAGTTTTGCTTCCTCAAGATAGTCCTCGTATGTTGCGTTGTCACCTAGATCAGCAGGAATTTGCATGAAAAAAGGGGGTATTGAACCCCCTTATTATAACAGATGATCAGCGATCAACCAATAGCAGGTGCCACTAAAGCAACTGTACTAGTCTCAGCAGCAGCGAGATCAAGTGGGAAGTTATGAGCATTACGCTCGTGCATAACTTCCATACCTAAGTTCGCTCTGTTTAGAACGTCTGCCCAAGTAGGAACAATCTTACCATCAGCAGATACAATAGACTGGTTGAAGTTGAATCCATTCAAGTTGAATGCCATCGTGCATATACCCATAGAGGTAAGCCAGATACAAATAACTGGGAATGATGCTAGGAAGAAGTGAAGACTTCTACTGTTGTTGAATGATGCATACTGGAAGATCAAACGTCCAAAGTATCCATGAGCAGCAACAATGTTATAGGTCTCTTCTTCTTGACCAAACTTGTAACCATAGTTCTGAGACTCATTCTCGGTAGTCTCTCTGATTAGAGAAGATGTAACGAGTGAACCGTGCATAGCACTAAAGAGTGCTCCACCAAACATACCTGCTACACCTGCCATATGGAAGGGGTGCATAAGAATGTTGTGCTCTGCTTGGAAGACAAACATAAAGTTGAATGTTCCAGAGATACCTAGTGGCATTCCATCAGAGAATGAACCCTGACCAAATGGATATACAAGGAAGACTGCGAATGCAGCAGATACTGGTGCAGAATATGCAACACAGATCCAAGGTCTCATACCTAAACGATATGATAATTCCCACTGTCTACCCATGTAGGCAGAGATTCCAATAAGGAAGTGGAAGATTACCAACTGATATGGACCACCGTTATACAACCACTCATCGAGTGATGCTGCTTCCCAAATGGGATAGAAGTGTAGTCCAATTGCGTTACTTGAAGGAACAACAGCACCAGAGATGATGTTATTACCAAACATTAAAGAACCAGCAACAGGTTCTCTGATTCCGTCAATATCGACGGGAGGCGCAGCTATGAAAGCAACGATGAAACAAGTAGCGGCAGCTAACAAGCATGGAATCATTAATACTCCAAACCAACCAACATAGATGCGGTTGTTTGTACTTGTTACCCATTCGCAAAACTCGTCCCATCCAGCTAACAGGCCACTATCTTTTTTTGATAGAGTTGTCATTGAAAAAATGAGGGCGGGTGTTTACTTGTATGATAAAGACATTATAACCCCTTGGTCTTGGTTTGGGGGAGTAATGGCAGCGAACTGCCGTATCTATTTATAGTAACATAACTTCATATATTGTGTCAAGTGTTACATATAAAAAGGTGGCCTCTCAGCCACCAATGGATCATTTGGGTAATAAGGCTGATCTAACCCCATCTCACTTGGGTCAAGCGGCCACTGGGACTCGCTGACGTGAGAAACTAACTATGTTGTTAGCGTTTGTTGGTTTGCTCCGTCAACAGATATAACCTTACTACCCTGTCGAAACCAGTGCATCCCCTTGAACTCCCCCGCCTGGACTCGAACCAGGGACAGGGTGATTAACAGTCACCTGCTCTACCAACTGAGCTACAGGGGAAGGAATGGAGATGAGGGGAATCGAACCCCTGTCCAAGATAACAGACGAAATATCCTCTAGAACACTGTATATATTAACAGGTTCTAGAGGATAGGTCAAGTCCTAGTGGACAGTTATTTAATTGAACCCACGGTTGGGTACATAAATCAAACGATTCTTAACTTCGTTCTTAGTATCCTGTGGCACTGCGCGATGCTTTGCATCAGGATGATTCCAAGCGAAGAGCTTTCGTCCGTCCTCACCAATATTAAAATAAGGAATGTCACTGATCACCGTAAGAACATGGTCTTCAAGATCTCTCAAGAAGGTTGAGAAAAACTTCTGTCTCTTAGACAGCAGACTTTCTTTTCCTGCATCTTGAACTGATACAGTATATAAGAAATGCATTGCTTTGCCTTTCGACTTAGCTATTGCATGTGTAGCAAGAATAGATCCTACACGTTGTTGAAAGTTCTTAACGTTGACAATGAGACAAATCTCATCATCATTTTCATAGTAATCTTTGATCCAAGGATCTCTATCATCACGATTTAACTTTTCAACTTCAGTTAATGAGTATTCTCCAATTTCAAATACACGTTCGATAGTTGTATTGTTGTGGTTAACTAATACATTAGCACTAGGGAACAAACCAGAGGCAATCAGTTCAGCAAATAATGCATCACGAATATCATCACGAGTGGCCTCAGACAGGTGATGTCCAAGAGCCTTCACCTCTTTCACTATATCCTTCTTTCCAATTGGTCTTACCCTACGTAACTCATCCATAATTAAATGTACTGAGTTTTTAACATCCTCTTTTGAGGCATTGTTATGAGGTAGACCTTCCTTACGAGCGTTACTTAATAAAGCAAAACGAATACGTGCTAGTTCAGTATCAAATCGAATACCTTGCATCATCCAACCAGCAATGCCAAGAATTTCGGAAGCACGGCGACGGTGTGTTCCGTTGACAGTTCTGTTCTTCTCAACGTCAAAGTATACTATTGATCCTTCACGAGGACATATTCCTCTTGATTGAATGTCATAAACAAGTTTGTTTACTTCAACAACCTCATCAAATACTGCTCTACCTATATTACTATCTTCTGCTACTGCTTCTGTCTCTTCCCAGAGCATCATAACTGGAGTACCAGTAAGGTGAGCACCTTCAACACCATATGTGTCTGGCTTGTAGTGCCAGTTCAATGGGTCACAGTGCTCTTCTCTCCATATATCTGGGAGTTCTGCTTTATTCTGTATCCTTCCTTCTTTGATTAACCAATCCACATATTTTTGTGTATAGGTTCCACTGACATAATCCTGCTGATCAACAGGTATGCCAAGATTTTCTGATATTGTAGTCATTATAGTTCGCTAACAGCGTTTACAAAGCAACTAGACCCATACCCGAAAGCGATGGTCTGTTACCATAGAAAATTATAACACAGAAAGATTAAACTGTCAAGATTGATCTTCTAATGTTAAATTCCTAATGACAATCCTACCACCATCAATAGAAAATTGCAACTCATCGTCATGATCCCATAACAATTCTTCATAGAGAGTATTTAAAAGATCCATATCTTCCCATAGATCATTTACTTGATGGTCTTCCATTAATATAAGTTCTCCTCTTGCTCAGTTAATAATACCACATCAGACTCTGGATAGGCCACGCATGTCAGGACATAACCTTCTTCCATTTGATCATCGTCTAAAAATGATTGCTCTTCTTGGTTGACTGATCCTTCTTCGATCTTCATAGCACATGAAGAACATGCACCAGCACGACATGAAGAGGGGTGGTCTAAACTGGCTTCTTCCAATGCATCTAGGATAGTAGTGTCACTACTACAGTCAAAAGTTTCCGTAGAACCATCAGGATTTTTTAATGTAATCGTTGCCATGTAACTAATTTAACAGTGCAATAGTATATATGATAGTCCTATGTATGGTGTAAACAGTGATACATTTGCACCATATTTATACTCATATAAATTGCTAAATACTTTAAGCCCATCATGGTATAAATTTAAATGAAAAGAATTTTAATTCCTTTTATTATGCTATTTGTGACGGCACCTATGGTTAGGGCCGACCTCGTTCATCGTATGACTTCATCAACTCAACTTAATGTTAATGGAGCTTACACTGATTCATCCAGAATAGGTTCGACATACGCTGTCTCTGGATCCAATATCAAAGTGGCCACTGATGCACACTTTGGAAAGCTTACTGCTGGTACTGCTACTGCAGCTGCAACACTAGACGTTGGTTCATACGATATCAATACCGCAGGATCAGCTTTTAGCTTCTCGGAAACTTGGACTCAAGGAGACGTTACAAATCCTATCGGTACAGGTGTTGACGTAACCAGTGGTGTTGTAGCCGACATGCCAGCATACGGCAACACTTTGACGATGAGTGGTGGTGTTGCAGGTAGTTTGGCAGGGACAATTTTAAGCTCAGGTGTAACGACTCTAACCGCAGGTGGAGCTGGCACGTCTGCTGTGGGACAATTCGTTACTGAAATTACCATTGACTAGAGATAGTAGGAAATTTGCATCATGAAGAGGCTTATAACTACCATAGTAGTATTGTTTTGTGGTACATCAACTGCTAATGCAGTTCCTGTGGTCCCAAATTTTACCCAGGGCTCGATGACTTCAAACACTACTACTACGTCTACCGTTACGGAGACGATTAATAGTATGGACTACAATACTGGCTGGCAGTATGTAGTCACTGGAACCAATGTGCAAACAGATGCAGTAAACTTAACACCTGGTGGCACAACACAATCACAAGTAACATTAGATGGGGTGACTTCGACATGGAATGGATTGGATTTAAATCAAAGACCAGACTTTACAATGACAACACCAGGCGCAGCCTTCCAATTCACGGAGAGCTATCAAGGCCCAGGGCTTTCAAATCACACGATAATACAAAGGACTACCACTATCCAAAGCGTAACAGATACTACAAGTACCTTTACACAATAGCGACTCTGTGTAGTTTTATAGCACCGAATGCTGCATTAGCAGCCGACGTTGGTGGAGTTAGTGCCACGGCAAATCCTATTGCCAACTCATCTGGCTCAGTGACCAATCAAGCCATACAGGTTATGCAAGGTCCATATATTACTAACACCTACGGTGGTGGTATACAATGTCAAGGCCCCACCATGAACATCACACCCTATGTGACTGGAACAGGAAATTTTAAGAGACCATTTGAATCATACTATAATGATCCTGTCTATGACGTACATGATGCTGATGACGATGGACAGATAGACAACCCAGGAAATGTATTATATTACATGCCAACTCGTACCAATCAGACAGATGCATATAATCTTTCTCTAGGTCTGTCTGCTACATGGTCAAGACCATTAGATAAAACACTACAAGACCAATGTAAATTAGCAGCCTCGACACAAATAAAGCTGCAACAACAACTAACTGCTAATAAAAGATTAGATTTTGAAATCGCAAGGCTTAAAAATTGTGGTGAATTAATGAAATCTGGTATCATGTTCCATCCTAAGTCACCTTATGCTGGTGTATGTGCTGACGTTGTATTAGTTAACCCACCTGGTGTAGTAGCACAACATACACATGAAATAGAACCTATTAAAATTGAAGCAAATGGTACAGCAGATGATCTAGGAACACATTCTATAGGAACTACTTCAGACCCTGCTTCTTCGCATTCTTCAGAGCAACCTTCAACGGATCAAGACCTCTCTTCTTCCGATACTCATCAGTCCGAATCTCTTGAAGAGAAGGTTTCACAGGGGCAGTCTTCCCAAGGATGGCGTTGGCCTTGGTCAAAGCCTGCTTTATCGCAGGACGAAACACTCTCAGAAGAAGATCAGCTAGAGGTTTTGCAAGTAGGGCAGATGCTCCTGCCACAGTCGCAATCACAGCCGTAGTAGCAGCAACTTGACCACTAGGTAGATACTGTTCTGCTACACCTATATCCTCATATAATACTACACATATCTTTTTACCTGGATTAACAGGGTCAGGTTGTAATTCATAACCTGATACCTTCTCCTCTTGACTCTGTGCTACGTCTCCTATCCTTGGTTGGTTAGGTCCAGGGCACTCAGGATCTTCTGTAGATGTCTTAGGAGTTTCAGGCGTGTCAGGCGTATCTGGTGCGTCTGGAGTACCTGCTATTGGTGGAGGAGGTACTTCTCTAGTTATTATTAATTGTTCTGGTTCATAATTCATAGCATCGTAGGATGGATACTGTCCACTAGGACACAAGACAGTAGATTTTTTAGGATCTGTATTAACAAGATCTTTATCCTTTGGGATGTTAGTTTTATGAATCTTATTATCCTGGTGCATCTCTACACAACCAGGCATTTCTACGATTGGACTACCTATATTAATTACTACTGGTGGAACTAGGTAATTAACATTGGGTTGTTGAATACTCCAAACATCATTAGTGATTACACGAATGGTATGTATCCCAACATGCATTGGACTTATAACTTGAATCTCACTTATCGGATCCATTTTTCTTCACCTTTCCTGTAGTAGGAGGAAACTTCTTGTTTATTGTTTCAACAACAAGTTTATCTATACGTTCTATTTCTAATTGTCTCTCTTTTTCAACACGTCTACCAGTTATACCAAAGACATTATTGAGTATTGGACCAAAAAGATATGGGATCCATAGCAAGAATGCTATGGTCCCAAGATAGTGAGGAATTTTACCCCTCAGAAACTTATTCACTGTGGTAATCCAATCCCTGCTGGTGGTGCTGCTGCTTGTGGTGCTGCTGCTTGATCAGCAGGAACTTTAAGATCGGGACTGCCTATAGGAAGTGCTCCCCCAGCCGCTCCACCAACTCCACCAAGTGATCCAAAAGATCCTGTAACTGCATCCATAACTTGAGATTTAACTCCATCAATGATGGATGCGCGATTGACGTATACGTATAACCCACTACCAACAACGGCAGTAGATACAACAGTAGACGCAATAGCAAGTACATTAATTATTTTTTGCATGATATTTTATTCAAGTACGTTTATTTAGGCTAACCTTGCCAGATCATTTCTGGCATTGCTTGCTGGCCTGGTCTCATTACTACTAGTAGTATAGCATATCCTAAAAACCAAATAATGTTGAACAACCATGCTTGTCTCCAGAGATATTTTCTTATCCCCATAGACAACACAACATTCCGTACTGCTTTAGGATCATCTTCATTACCTGTTGCCCTAAAGATTTGTTCTATGATGACAGCAATAATTGTGCCTATCACTAGAGGATAGAACACAAAGTTTGCAAAAGACATCACTGCTATTAAAAAAGTCATAATTTATATTTTATTGTCTGGTTTTGGCAGTCCTAAAGTTTTAATTTCAAGCTGTTCCTTAAGAAAGAGTACCTCTTCGATGAGAACTTCTTTCTCTTTTTCCAGAATTTCTATGTATTCTTGGTAGATTATAACACTCATGTAGTTATTTAATCATTTAATGTTCTCTTCATCTTTACATTCCTTAGCAAGATCTTCGGCCATCTGTCCTCCTATCTCTGCTCCTTGATCCATTCCAACCATCGTAGCAGCACCAGCAAGTACCCATCCTACTATAGGAATAGATGCAACCCCAGTCTGTGTAACAGCAGCAGTACTAAGGCCACCACCTACTAATCTTCCTGTTCCTTCTCCACTACCTCTCTTCTTAATACAAGCAATCTCAGTAGGACTTAATCCTGAATTTGATTCTGTTGGTGTGACATAATATTGATGTTCTTTAACTGCTTTCTTCTTACCAAAACCTAAGAATCCAGCAGGTCTATCAACCTTCTCTATGGTTGCTAACACTCTTGGATCATGTGCTCTATAATTTATGGTGTATCCCTGTTCATTTGCCACTACAGTGTAGGCAGTGTATTCACCTATAGGTAAATTTAATTTAGGAAACTTAGTACGATTAGCAAGTGTGCCAATCATCCCAATATGGGACACCCCTAAGAGTGTCCCTAGACTTATTCCTATCCACTTTTTCATAATATAACCTCTATTTTATGCAGTAGGTGGTTTCTTTTGATCCTTCTTTGGATCCAATTTAGCAGGAATATCAGCAGCAATGATCTTCAGTGGCATCTGTTCAATTCTAATTGTTTGAACTGTTCCACCATTACCTCCACCAACATTACCATTACCATTACCATTCTTATCCATCTTCATAGTACCATCATTCTTTTTAGATGCAGTCTGAATTCCGAAGCTAGCTAAAACTCCTGTAAAAACTGAAGCTATAAATGTTGGATCTATTTTCTGTTGAGGAACGCCAGGTATGGCAACATAGTTTAAAGTTAATATACCTCCAGACCAGGCCAGCACTGTGATTCTCACCATTGTACTGATGATCGCTGCCTGTTCTTCAGCGTCAGGAAGAATGGCAGCCTTTGCTTTACCAAAGAAACCTTTCTTCTTCTCTTCTTTGACTTCTTCTTTTATTTCTTCTGCCATTATAACATAGTAACTAAATTTTATTTATAGTATTAACCACACCTTAAACCCATGCTACGTTACCTGCCAAAGATATCCTAGCATCATCAGTACCATAGAAAGGATAAACTAGATGGTTCAACTCAGCAGGGAAGAACAACATCATGCCATCCATCTTTGGACTCATAGGATAGTTAAATGCTTTCCTATTACCACAGATACTAGTGTACTCAAACTGAAAACATGATACACATGGAGCACGAGTCTCCTTTGCAAACGACAACTGCATCTGATCTCTTATATCAGTAGGTATAGTATGCCATATCACAAATGAATAGACACCAGCATGTACATGAGATGGATTAAATTCTGTTGCGTACTGATAGTTGACCCATAGATCATACAGTTCTAACGTCTCTGCATGATTTACATTGGTCTTTCGTGGGAGATAATCAAATTCTTTTTGATAATTTTTAATTACCTCATCAATGAACCTTCTAAATTCATCCGTTGGTTCTAACTCCTGACTCCTACTAATATTGCCAGCAAGTTGTGACTTGACACTCTGGCCAGCGTTAGCAATCATGCTATCTATCTGTAGTTTTATATCTCTAGTGAGAAAGATCTCAAGCCACCCATCATTCTTGGGAGTTATTGGTCTGTACTGCATAATAAAATCAAGTTACCATTATTATAACATATTATCCTTCAAGTGCAGCAAGTCTTGCTTCGAGTGCATCGTTCTTTTCTGATAGTTCCTTAACTGCATTTACCAAATGAGCAACTAAACCATTATAATTAATTCCCATATTCTTTTCACCATCAGTTCCATTAACAATATCTGGAAGAATAGGTTCAACTTCCTGTGCAATTAATCCTGTCACAGTTTTTGTTGGTGTAGTTATATCATCATACTCTTCTATATCCTTTGTTCTATCATCAACCTTCCAATTAAATGTTTTTGGAGTTAGCTGCTTTATCTTATCTAATGAAGTTCCACTTAAAGTTAGAATATTCTCTTTTAGATCTCTATCAGAACTAAAACTACCAGTTGCAGACCAAAGATCACCATTAGAAGCAACTCTAAAGACTTCACTACTATCATGTTGACATATCAATGGGTATACGAGAGTTGCTCCACTAACAGTCTTCAATCTTGCTGCACAAGCAAGTTGGAAGTTTGTTCCAGTTGATTCAGCCCATATACCATATCCAATTTTAGTCTTTGCAGATCCAGAATTACCTCTTGCAGAAGCATAAACCCCATACACAGTTCCACCAGCAGCAGTATCAGTACAGTCTACGATAGATGTTGTACCTGTTAGTGTGCTATAAACACCAGACATTTTATGGTACGCAGCAGTATTAGCTTGTGATAATTGTGCTGATTTATCTACAAATATTCCATAGATATGGTTGGCATTGTTATATCCACCACCAGTAATCTTAAGTCCATACTGTGGACCTACAGTTCCTCCACCAACACCATTCATGAATATATTAATGCCAGGTACATCTGAATCCTGACCACCCTGAGTTATATCTAGATATGCATTAGGAGATGAATCGTTTATACCAAGATTACCAGCTTCATTAAGGAACATCTTGGCTCCAATATTTCCACCATTCTCAGTATAAAAACGCAGATGACTGGTAGTTGGCGAAGTTTGATCAGCATCAATCCTTCCAATTTCATTATTACTAGCACCAACCCAACTTAATAGAGGAGTATTTCCAGTGCTTTCTATGGCCACTCCATTATCAGTAGTAGTAAATCTTTCAGCACCTTCGTGATATAAACCAATATTACCACCAGATTTTATTATCATGGTGGAATCTTCCTGTGTGGAATTATGATTATATGCAATATAAGCATCAGCAAGGACACCTGTTTTTGCAAATCCTAATGCACCTTGCTGACCATTGGAACAAGTAATAGTTATACCGTGATTACCAGAAGCCATGCTTCCAACAATCAAATCATCAAAAGCAGAGTCAGCAGTATCAGATGTATTACCAATTCTCGCCTGTCCACTTACTGTTAAGTTAGTAGGTGCAAATTCAACAGCAGTACCTAATGTCCAAGTCTGGTTTGTTTCTCCTGTTCCACCACCACTGTTAGGTCCAATGGTTCTTGAATTACCATCAGCAACAAAAACATTATCAATAGAGATGTGTCTGTTGGTAGCAAAATCTAAGTGCTCTGTAGATACCCAAGTATCATAAGTAACACCACCATCTGTATGCTTCCATGTAAATTTCTTGTCGGTAGTTCCCTTAACGACCATACCACCGCCATCAGCAGAAGTATCTGAAGGACCAACAGCATCTATAGTTGGTGTACCAGTACCACTAATAACATTAGAAAGAACAGCAGTATTATTTGTGATAGAAACAATAGTCGTACCAGCAGGTATTGTAATACCACTTGTAGTAGTACTGACTGCCATACCTGGAATCAATCCTAGTGTTGGAGTGATAGAAGTAATGTTAGCACTAGCATCTGTACAACTACAAACAAACTGTACACTAACAACAGCAGCAAGAACGATGTCCTTGTCTGAGATCTCCATCACAGCAGATTTAACTGTAGTTGTAGTACCATTAACTGTAAGGTTACCAACAATAGTAGTGTCTGCGTTAACCCTGAAATTCTTATCTATGGTGACATCGTATGCTGCGTCACCTCTAATCCATGCCTCAGTACCAGAACCAATAACTAACTGTCTGTTACCATTAGCATTAGGTGGTTCAAAGGTTGCGTTAGTTTGGTTAGCATCATCAGCAGGACCAATCAGTACGTTACCTTCTCCCTTGACATTGTATCCAGCATAGTATCCAATACATACGTTGGCATTTCCTACACTGTTTGTCTCCATTGCGTTAGTACCAATGGCTACGTTTTTCTCGCCATCAAGATTGACAAGTAAACAATCCTTACCAATAGCAATATTGCCATCTCCAGCACCATTTGCTCGTAATGCACGGTGGCCTACTGCTACGTTAGAAGCACCGACATTAGTTGTCCACTGTGCTTCGTAGCCTATTGCAATATTCTGAGATCCTGAAGTCGCTGCATTCAATGCAGCATGTCCCACTGCAACGTTTGAATGAACATCAGCAGCATTACCACGACCAACTCTCATTGGATGTGCAGTTCCACTAGACTCAGTACCAAATATTAATAAGTCTGCGTTATCAATATTAACTGTACCATTGAAAAGAACATCATCTGAGATACCAGTACCAACAGTTAAATCTTTATCAACAACTAAGTCATGATTGATAGTTGTAGTTCCTGTGGATGCACCAATATTAACTGTACCAGCAGCACCACCAAATTGAATTGATGTAGCACCAGAGTTAATCAAACTAAATCCAGATGATGTTGTACTAATACCAGTTAAGACCTGTGGAAGGTCATTAAACATCAACTTACCAGTACCAGTAGTATCACTAACAAGACCACGCATCTGTGTTGATGTTGTGGAAGATAGTGAAGCAAGAGTATCAGATGTAAATACTACATCACCACCCTGTCTAAGGTTAGCAGTAATTGCAGCAAGGTTATTATCAGTAGTAAGAGTAACATCTCTTGCAACATCAAGAGTTTTATTATTTGCTATGGTTAAAGTACCAGAAGCAGTTGAGGTAATAGCAAGTCCATTGATAGTTGTTGCAGTAGCAGCACCTAAGACTGGACTCTGTAGTGTTGGTGTTGTAAGTGTTTTGTTTGTAAGAGTTTGAGTTTCATTTTCTGTTACAAATCTCTTAGAAACAGAACCATCCCATGCTCTCCAATAACCACCAGATTCATACCATTGAAGTTGAGTGTATGTTGTTACTGTACCAGCAGCATCAGTAGTTCTATTCAACTGAATACCACCATCAGAACCAGTTAGATTTAATCCTTTTCTTAATTCAATTGAATTATCTTCAACTGTAAGAACACTAGTATTCAAAATAGTTTGAGTTCCACTGACAACTAAGTCACCACCAATTGTAACTGTAGATCCGTTGTCAGTAATAAGACTGTTTGATATCTGACTGTTACCAGAATCCCATTTAAGTAATGTATTACCACTCAAGTTTGAAGCATTCTTTATCTCAAAATTAGTAGCATCAAGTATCAAACCATCAGATGCAGTCAATGATGCACCAGTGTCACTGTTAATAGATGTAATTGTAATAGTAGTTACACCACCAACTGTGTTCTGTGAAATACTAGAAGCACCTGTTGCTACAAATTTAAAATCTCCAGCTGCAACTGCGTTAGTTCCACTAGCAAGTCTAGTTATTGTATCTGTATCTGTACTAGAAATTTCAATAGTACCACCAGTCTGAGAAGCAACAACATTAGTACCACCTTCTATAATTACATCACCAGCTGTAAATGTACCTGCTGCACCACCTTTAAGTCTAGTTACTGTATCAGTAGAACTATATGTAATAGTTGGATCACCATTACCATCTACACCCTGAGTTACTGTGGTTGCTCCACTATCTAAGAATGTAAAATCTCCAGCAGCATACACCTGACCAGATGTACCTCTTAATCTAGTAATAGTATCAACGTAAGATGAATCAATTGTAATAGTTCTTGTCGCTGCATCCTGAGATACTGTAGAAGATCCAGAAGCAGCAATAGTTATAGCACCTGTCTGAGGCGTACCACCAGTTCCAGATGCAACAGTTGTTACTGTGTCAGCATCAGGAGCAGTACCAGCAATTGTAATTTGATCACCAGATCTTTCAATCTCTAGAGCAAGAGCATTAGATCCAGCAGGTACATTAGCAGGGTTACCAACAGCAATCGTTATATCATCTGTGTTACCACCGCTATCTGTAAGACGAATAATTTCTGACGTAGCATTAAGGCCATCAACAGCAGAGACACCATATGTTGTATTATCATTTGGAGTTGTGACCGTTCCACCTAATGATATAGCAGCACCATTAACAGTAATAGAAGAGTTGTTTAAGGAAGAATTGGGAACGTTACTAATCGTATTAACAGAACCAGATATCGTAGATTGTTCTAGTGTTTTATTGGTTAATGTCTGTGCTGTGGTAAGGTAAACATCCCCAGGAGCATCCCACTGGACAGTATTACCGTCACTCTTTAAATATTTTCCAGAACCCAGATCACCACTAACAATAATACAATTGCCTGTGAGATCTAAATTGTCTCCTGATACCAGTTCCTCTATCTTCTTAGAGACGGCATTAACGATTAATGGGTAACGATCAGCCATTTATTCTTCCAAATGATACTAGTGCTCTCACTTATTTATGGAGTCAACGCAGCAATGGCTGTTTTAAATGCTTCAAAGTCTGCTGACGCAGCTGCTGCTGTCTGTAACTTAGCAATATCCAGCAACACTTTAGCAGTTCCAGCAGCACCACCAGAAGGATGATCCGCAACTTTTATTACACCAGTCTCAGAGTAGATAGTATTATCAGATAAGAATAAATGTCTTACCTTCTTATCTGCTGATCCAATGTCATATGTCTCATGATCTCTTGGAAGTATGTGTCCAGCACTGGTTATCTCCCAACGATCATTACTATTTGTATTAAATACAAGACTATTATTACCTGTAGTAACACTAGGAGTGTCTATATCATCAGCATATACCTTCTGCCAACGAAGTGCATTAGTACCTAAGTCATAAGTACTATCAGTTTTTGGATTAAGATTTTGGAATTTACTTGGTATTCCACTGGTTCCTAGATGAACATCTTCCTGCATCGTGCCACCACCACTGTATGCACCCCAGATTGATATTCCAGTAGCAGATGGATCAGCACTATTTCTAATCTGTGGAGCAGTACCAGATGCTTGTGTCATTATTATGGAAGAATATCCACTTCCACCACCAATTGTAAGAGCAGGATCAGAAAAAGTCAGTCCAGCAGGTAGATTAGAACTTGTTGTAGCATCAATAGTAAATCCTCCAGCAGTTACACTACTAAAACTAACATTAGTACCTGCTGTAAGAAGGATGTCATCATTACCACTACCAGATCCTCCAGCAGTTAATCTTAAATTAACATTAGAACCAGAAGCAACTGATGATTGAGCATAAGTTGTATTGTCATTGTCATTAAGATCTGGTGCTACTTCCCAACTTGCTCCATTATACTTAATAATATATCCATTCTGAACACCAGTCGTTGCATCTACATTACTAAGACCATCAAGAGCCATAGCAGGTACTGACGTTAAGTAACCAGCAGAAGCATGATTGCCCCAACCATGTGCAGTATCCCAGTTACTAGAATTGTCTAGGGCATTTGACCATGATACAGTAGTACCACTACTGACTAATACATTTCCATTACTACCAGCACTTCCTGCTATTTGTAATGGTTTACCAGATGCAATATTAAGTCCTTCTTTTATTTCAATAGGACCATTATCGTTATAGTTTGCTATCTGATCCGCTAATACTTTTGACATACTTCTAGTCCTACAGACACTTAATGGAGCTAGAAGTATTTATGAATAAACTAGATTACCTGCCACAATACTCCTACCAACACATTGATTGGGTGGTACATAATGTTCTAAGTGGCCAGGAAATATTACAATCTCTCCTGCTCTAGGATAATATCTACCTAGATCTTGGAAAACTATTGGGGAAGATCCATCAGGTGTATTGACATAATAAACAAACGCCCAATCAATTTCTGCATGATTGTGATACTCCTGATAATGACCCCTATGATAAAGTTGACCCCACAGATCAACCAGTTTAGTTGGTTGATCTATGAGGCTACGTGCATAGTCTGCAATTTGAATGAACTCTGGTATAGAGAAACAATCCCAATTTGTCATCAATGCTCCTTTGTCTAAGTTATTAGACTTCTCCACAATAATATTATGGACAACAGGATTTAATTGTTCAGCGTCAGGATTCCTACGCTGGATCATCTTTGTCATCTTTCTTCTCATCACCAAATGTAATAATATCTTCACCCCACGCAGAAGGATCTGGTGTAAAGGTTACTGTATCATTTGATGTATCTATATTGATATTATCAATACCAGAAAGATCTACTTCTCCTGTAGGAAAACTAATAACATTATCTAATGCATCCAAATCTCCACCTATTTTTATACTAGAATCTAATTTGAAATCATGCTCTGCCTTATTCCTATAGTACTGATTAATATTATCAGTACCACGAACAGGAGTACAAGCAATCACATCCTTGACACTATTAAGACACTCTACGAGCATACTAAGATTGTCATCATATCTATTTTCTAAAGACTCAACGAATGCCATCCGAAGTTCTTCTTCAGCAGCAACTAAGTGCTTTCTAATATCGTTACAAGCCATATTTTTAAGAGATAAAGGTCGAGATAAATCCGTATCCAATTAACCAGACGGCAAGACCGCCCAACACTTTGTAGTACTTACGGATAGGAGTACCAAAGTATTGTTGACCAATCATCAAACACTTATGTGCTGGTGATAAAAGGTATCCAGCATACTCAGTGGTAAGAAACCACACGAGATACTGAGGACCGAAGATAAGAACCAATGCTGAGGTCATACCAGCATACTTACCTGATGAACCCATGATCCATGCTGCAACTGCTGCAACAATAGAGACAGGAATAATCATAGAAGGATCAGATCCCTTAAGATATTCCATCACTGGTCCCTTAATCATACCAACAACTCCACCTAATGCAAGTACAATTGTTGCAATGATAGCAAACTTACCATCAAGGTATTTACCCCAGTTCCAATCTTTACATAGGATACTGTAGTAACAGGCCATACCAGCAAACCAGGGGAAGAAGAACGGTGCTCCTGCCTTACCTACTGTTAGTAGGAACCATAGTGTTGCAATGAAAGGAGCCCATCCTCTTAATGCTCGTTGCCAATCAAACTCTCTGATGTTACTCATGTCAGGTACGACACTTCTGGGGTCTACCTTAGAAAAGATATACCACCAAGTATATACCAGACATATACACAGAGGAATGAATGTATAACCTAGCATCTGTCCATAGGTTATACCCAGTGCTGCCATAGGAAGAGCAATTGTCTTCTCTAATGGTGACCACCAATAGTAATGATGTGTAGATAAGTAGTCTATCACACCAAACTCACTTCTCTTTCTCTTATCTGGTGGTGCTATCGCATCCAGTAGTGGTGCAGACAATGCAACACGACCAGGAATAGGTAGTATTCCACCAA